CAACGTGAAAAGGGTGGAGAAAATGACTCTTCTCCACCCGCTTCTTTTACTACCTAGTCTATTCGATGTGGTGTTACGACATAAAAGACTTACTGCACATCAAGGATATTAACTACTAGTATACCTTATTCATTCGCCAACTTTTCAAAGTAAGACATCGCATCATCTTCTTCTGCATCGGCGGTTGCCATTACAGGAGCGGGTTCAGATTTGAAATCTGGTTTGAAAGGCACTTCTTCTTCCTCAACCATCGCAGCAGCAGTTTTTGTTGCAACTGTTCCAGAGAGAACGGTGTCCAAACGAGTCTTGAGTTCGTCATAGGACTTGAAGTTTGATGGGGCAAGAAACTCTGCAAGGGAATGTTCCTTCTTGTAGATTGCTTCCAATTCCTCATCGGTTGACTTCAGTTGACTTGGTGATTCAAACTCTGATTTATCATAGTTCCAATAACCGTCTACCTTACGGATTTTCAACTTGAAGTTTGCACCTTCCCACATATCAAATGGATTGATAGGTGTTTCGTCAGCAAACTCTGGTTGCATTGCTTCCATAAGTTTGTCAAAGATCTTTTTACCGAAACGGTACAGCATGATCTTACCAGTATTCTCTGGGTTCATCGTATCTTCAACGACATACACATTAGCAAAGTATTGCAACTTTCGCTTCTGTTTACGAGCAATCTCTTTGTCACTCTCTACACCAGAGTTCCACAGTTGTGAGTTATACTCACTCACTGGGTCTTTCTGATTGAGTGTGGTAAGAGAATTCTCAATATACCACTGTCCAGTAGGCCCTTGGAAAGCATGATTCCATACTCGTACCCAAGGCATCTCCTCACCTTCAATTGCAGGCAGGAATCGTAGTACTGCGTACCCATTACCCGACTTGTCAACTTGAGGTTTCCAGAGCCGCTCATCCACATAGGACTTCTTTTCGGTTGTAGGCGAATCATCCTTTTGGACTTGTTGAAGTAGTTTGTCCAGACTGTTCTGGTTTCTTAGTGCTGAAATAGACATATTTTTTTCTCCGTATGTTTTCGTATGTTTAAGTGTTTCACATTATTCATCATATAACAGTATTTATAATACTAGATAACTCACTGATTGTCAATAACTTTTTCAAATTAATTTCGTCATCAGTGGGAAGATTTTAGCGATCTCCAACGCACACTGTTTTGCAACTTCCATATGTTCCTTTTGAGTACCATTGGCACTCCTCAGTTCGATATAGTGAATCCATGAACGTAGTGTACCATTCATGTAAAGTCGTGTCTTAGTCAAACCTTCTGGTAAGACAGCACGTGCTTGTTCTTTTGCGATACCGTTGTCAACCGCCCATTGATATGCATCTCTGCATTGGTTGATGACACCCGCCTGTCTACGATTCCACTCTGCAATCAGTTCTTGTTGTTTTAGATTCAACTGCAATGCTGGATCGTTTTCAATCTCAATTGAATTCTGACGGTTCTCAGTATCCTGTAGTCTACATTCCCTCTTAGTAAATGCATCACCCATTGCTGATGGTTCTGCATACCTTTGAGAAAATTCTTGAAAACTGAAACTTCTGTGACGCACAATCTGGTGTGCAATATCACGAGTAGTCTCAATCTCTATGCAAGCGCTAGCCATCTCCAATGGCGACCAATGTTGGTGTTTGCATAGATATCGTATGAGTTTTTCGCTCGTTTTGTGCGATTGTTGGTTCGCTGGATTGGAGACACGGGCGCAATACGATATAAGTTCCTGTACATCGTTACCGACATATAACTCTCCTTCTGGTGGTTGTGAATAACTAATTAGTCGTGCTGTAGTCAGCATGGTATTTACTTCCTTATTCTCGTTGTTCATTCTCTTTTTCCACCTTTGTTAATATATTCAAAAGAGCAGTTTACCGTCATACTCAGGACGGACACCCTAGTTAAACCGTTTTGGTCTAGGACGATATGTACCCCGATTTGCATTTTCAGCAAGTCGTTTACTTAGGTCTTGATCCCGCTTCACAAGTTCAGCGTTCTCGTACTCTAGTGACTTCACTCGAGCGTTAGTCTCTTTCAACTTTGCACGATAGAAATCTCTTTCCCTAATAAGCTCATCTGACATCAGAAATTCTCCTTCACAGTCTTGAGCAGTTGCAATCTACATTTATGCTTATCATAAGTCAAAAATGCACCATACTTGACGATTAAACGTCTACTATCAGGCCAAATTAAATCATCTTGTAGTTCCTTATCCCAATGTTGTATATAGTTCAGCAATCCCTGTAGGATTACCATCGTTTCCAGACTAATCCTCTTTGCGAGGAAGTTCTTTAATAATACAGGATGTTGCCCATTTTTGCAAGAGAAAATTTCATCAAATTCTGATATTTGTGAAAAAACTAATGTCATATCTGTAATGAAATTGTATGTCAGCGACTGTTTGTTCTTAGACCATTCCAGATAATTTTCTTCTTTGAAATCTCCTAACCACCCTTTAGGTGATTTTGCAAAGTTAGCAACAAAATATTCTAATGTTTGTTCCTTGTATTTTCGTGCAACCCTAGCGAAAAAGTATCTATCTTTCCTTTTGAGAAAAGATGCCTTGGATGCACGAGTTTTACCACCGTACTGTGTGTAGTCATAATCTGACGTAAAATGCAACTTTAGACCAAGATACATCTGATACGCTTGCCAACCTTCCATTGGATTACTCCTTAGATGGGTAGAGTTGCTACTCTTGGCAAGAAGTTCAGTTCTCTTGCATCTGCTTCGATTTTTTCTTTTAGTGGTTTTGAGATGAGGGGAGCAACAGCATCAGGCTCCATTTGATTCTTCTCACAATAATCCAAAATCGCATCCATGTATGATGTTTGTCCAAGTCCTTCTTTTACAATCTCTTCAATCTTAATTGCAAACTTCTTTGGTGTCATCACTGCTAATTCTTCTAGATTCATAATATACTCCTGTTAAGTGATGAGGGGAAGCGAAAGGAATACTCTTCCCCCCATCTTATAAAGCAGAGCCAGCGTATAAGTACTGGGTGCAAAATGGCATTACGACTTTGTAGTTACGAACTTATAAAGTTGTTCTGCCTTCTCCATGATGTCTTGTGGGGAATACATTTTTGGTGTATACCTAGCAAAGACTTCATCTAAATCTTTTTGTTGTACCTTTGCCTGTTCCAACATTTCAAACAGTTTTGTTTGAGCAGTGTCATACTCTCTATCGAGCATATCTCTTGCAACTTGCAAAGTATCGAACCGTAGTTCAAAAGGATTTTTGTTAGACATAATATTTCTCCTGTGTCTGTGTTGTGTGATTGTGGACTAACCGTTGATCCACACGGATGTATTAAGGCATCACCCTATTCGTGTTCACCACCGGCGCCTCTACCAAATCCACCAAAAAATTCTGGTTTACGTTTGGCAGTTTCAAATGTCGCAACAGTAATCACAATTGCACCAAGTAATAGAGTATGGACAATGATGTTTACACCTACCCATGCCCATGTACCTGTCACTACTGTGAATACAATCACCCACATCCACGCCAGTACTTGCATAATCATATGTCTTGTACCAGTGTGTGGAATCGCACTAAGTGGATTGTAGTCCGAATTCATAACAGCATTCCAACTGTTTACTATAAAACTTCTCATTGGGTATACCCCTTTTTCAAATGTCACTTTCAGAGGATAGTTTGCATCGACAATATCTTTGAACTCAATAGCATCATATACATCAGTGAAGTATCTGATTACCTTTTGTTCTCTAAAATATCCTGTCACTCTGTACATACTAACTCCATGATTATCGTTTCAATCTTAGCAGTTTGAGAAGTTCGTTACGTTTGTGTTCTTGTATCAATCTTCGATACACCCACAATTGCCAAAGTTCCATATCACTCTCCTTTTTACAGTTGAGTGCGTTCCTTCTGCATTATAGCATACTTCCGTCCTTAACTAAGGATGAACGTGGTAGGTTATTCTGTTACTAGGAAACCTACCGAAACCCTATCCGATTATGCTGCTAGAGCAAAATCTTGAGGTGCAAAGTTATCGTTTGCGTTTAGTTTTTTTGGATTATTAGGCATCCATCCCACAGTTCTACTCTTTCCTATTACCATCAGTCGATCCTAGTTCGCCCCCATCATAATTACTCGATTTACCAACACCTGCTAGATATCTTACTGGTGTCTTTTCTTGTATCTTAAACAGTTTTATAAAAAACTCTGTTAGTCTATCAAACATATTGTCCTCAAGTAATTATGGTGGAGGCGTTGGGTACTGCCCCCAAGTCCTGTCTAGTTTTCAGATTGTATCAACAAACTGTATTATATTTATACCATAGGGGGTTTCAATTGTCAAGAAGTTTTACTATAGAAAGTCTAGTTTCTATACCCCTTACTGCCTTCTCAAAAATATTACTGTTTATCTCTAATCCTCTGCCGACAGAGATGAAACAAGTATATTTGTTTGATGGTATAAACTCTAAGATACTAACCGTTCCTGTGTCTACATTACCAATTACTTCAACAGCAGTTTTGCTATCACTTATGTATCTCATAAAACCAACTTCACCATGTGATTCTAAGAAGTTTTTCTTTACCACATCATAAGGGTCAGTAGTACAAGTTACTGGTTTGCTAGAGGTAAACACTTGAGGTTGAGGTGGTGTTACTTCTGGTTTTTCTAAATCTTTTGGTTCTGCGAAAGCGGCGCTACTAAACAGGAGCACCGATAACGGCAGGACTTTCATCAATTTCTTCATTTTCTTTTTCCCATTGCTCTGTGAACATATCAATGGTTTCAATAAGAGGTTCTAGATAATCATGCTTTTCTCTTACAAACTCTTGAACTAGTCCATCTTCTGTAACGACTAGAATCACAATCTGGTTAATCTCGATTCCAGTTCTTTCTTCAAACATCTCTGCATAGGCAGATGCCTGCATATAATATTCAAAGTTGTAATCATCTTTTCTTTCAGAACGTGAAGTCTTAAAGTCAATGATTGAGGGAACACCGTTCCATTCTGCAATACAGTCTACACGACCAGCAAGACGATACTTCTCACTCCATAGTCCACATTCTTGTGCGAAAATATTATTTATACTCTTTTCCAGAGTTGGTTTTAGTTGTGAGAACAAACACCAAGGCAAGAACGATTGTTCTTCTTTGATAACCTCTTTGTTGTTTAGGAAGTCCTCACACATATGGTGAACAGCAGTTCCACGACCAGCAGCGGTTCGCATGATATGATTGGCAACATCGTTACCAACTCTTTCACGCCACTTTGCAAGTCCTTTTTGTTTCTCTTTACGAGCACCTAGTACAGTAGTAATAGATGGAAACAATCCAGTTGGTGTAACATAGAATCGCTTTCGATTTACGGTTTTTGTAGATACCTCTGGGATATCCACACTTACATGATTAAACATAATATAGTCCTCTTAGTTATTAAACTTTTTTACCACCACGGCGCCACTGTTCAGCGGCAGGAACACGAATAAACCTTTTATTCGTTTCGTTCTTATTTGGGTTTGGAATAGTCAACATGACATTCTTACCCCTTAGAAAAGCAGCGAGTTGGTTATCCAACCTTTCGGTGCTTTGCATATAGTCTCTGCGAGTTGCTTTGACAATATCTCTTGCGACACATCTGCGTTCCCCTTTGGAAGTCTGATGCGCCCTTGATTTCTTTTTACCCATCCTCTTGTTCTTTCTTAATCTTGCTGATAAGGTATTCTTTCACCATACCAGAGCGAACAATATCGCCCAATGTAAACTCAATATTTGAGAATGATTGCATTCCTCTAAGAATACTCATAAAGTGTTTGATGCCTTCTTTCTCTACGTGCTTCTGCAAATCACTTTGGAAGAAATCTCCACAGAACATAATCTTTGAATCCATACCAACACGAGTAATGATTGTGTCCAGTTCATGGAAGTTTAGATTCTGTGCCTCATCTACAATGATGATTGCGTTATCTAATGTTATACCACGCAAAAAG